ATCTATATCAACTTCATCTCCTTTAGTACTTACTGTATAAGCACCAGAGTCTATAAATAATTTACCAGTGTATTCAGGATGTTCTTTTTTATATTCAACAACCCTCTTAATCATTGGTCTATTATTATATTGAGAAAGCAACATATTACAGTTGTTCTCCATCAATATATTAAATAACAATTCAGAATTCCATCCTACAAAGAAATAATCTAATTTACTATTCATTTGTCTCCTCCAATCTATTATAAGTATCGTCCTCATAATCTACTGGGTCTAGAACTCCGTTTGCTAGGAATGATTCAATTCTCTTTCTACAAGAAGGGCAAGTTCCACATGGTTTTTCTCTTCCTTCATAACAACTCCAAGTTAAATGGTAAGGTGCTCCTAATTCAAGTCCCTTTGCAATAACTTCATTCTTATGTAAGTTAATTATTAAACCTTCAACTCTTACTTCTCCGCCAGTTCCTTGATAGATGGCTTCTCCCATTGCTTTATTGAATGCTGTACTACAATCTGGATAAGCATTTCCTTCAGCATCATCAGCATGAGAACCATAGAAAATAACTTCAGCATTTTCTTCTACTGCAAGAGCTGCTGCATATGATAACATTAAACCATTTCTGAAAGGTACATAAGTATCTACAGCATGATGACCATTTGCTTCTGTTTGGTCTTCATATCTTGTATGTTCAACATCATCATTTCCTGCTAATAATTTACAAGTTTTATTATCTTTGTAAACTTCAGTCATATCTCTAATGATATGTTTAACTCCATAATATTCAGCAATCTTTTTAGCACACTCTAATTCAATGCTATGTTTTTGACCATATGTAAAACTAATTGCTATAACATTTTCAGCACCATATTTATCAACAGCCATTGCTAAACAAGTTGTACTATCAATACCACCACTAAATACTACCATTGCTTTTTTCATATTTACACCTCCTTCTCCTTGAGTTTGTTTTGTTACTTCATTTTCCATAATTTTTCCTCCTTTTAGTTTTTCAAGTGGATTGGGTTAATGGATACCTTCCACCTAATATTATTATACGTATATACTTTCCCCATACCAGCAAGCTGATATTTCTGCATCACACTTCATTGGAACTGAACATCTATCATTTGATTCTATCATTACTTGGGATAATAATTCTGTTACCCTCTTAACATTCTCAATAGGACATTCTCCTATATTTTCATCATGCACGGACATCAATAATCTAAAACCTAATTCATTTAATTCTTTATGATTATACAATGCCACCATTGCTCTTTTTGTCATATCAGCAGCAGAACCTTGAACTATTCCATTAACCACTTGTCTTTCACTAGATGCTAACCAAGCTCCATTATCTTCAATGATTATTCCATTTGCTAATGCATCATCCATTATTTTCTTTCTTTGATTGAATGATGCTTTTTCTAATTGTTTATTGTAATAATCTTTTATCTTTTGACTTACTTCATTATCTGCTTCTTCATCCGAATCAAATAATGGGTCAAAGTTAATTGGTCTGTTAACCCCATACTTATATTCATATCTTTCTTTTTGAATATATTTAAGATATCTTCTTCTTCCCCATAAAGTAATTGTATAACCAGTTTTCTTTGCTTCGGCTTTGGCTTTTTCTATGTATTCCTTTATCTTTGGAAAACCTTCAAATAAGGAATTAGAAATTTCTCTTGCCTCATCTACTGTTATTCCTAATTGCTCAGCAACTGAAGCATCTCCTCTACCATACATTAACCCTAGAACAACTCCTTTAATATTACTTCTTCTTTTCTTACCTTCTTTATTGGTTGTACCATCAGGATAGAATTCTTTACAATCCTCATAAGGAACATGAAATGCTATACTCGCCATTGTTGAGTATAAATCTTTTCCTGTCTTATAAGCATTTATCATATTCTCATCCCCACATAAATGAGCAAGTATTCTTGGCTCTTGTTGGGAATAATCGGCACCAACCATGTAATAACCATCAGTGGCTTTAAACATACATCTAATTCCACCATCTCTTGGTATATTTTGTAAGTTAGGGTCTGAAGAACTAAATCTTCCGGTGTCAGCACCATTTTGATTAAATGAAGCATGTAATCTACCAGTTACCTTTTCAATCTTGGCTGGTATTGCTTCAATATAGGTACTTAATAATTTTTTAATAGTTCTGTATTCTAAAATAGCATTAGTTAATGGTAAGTTAATATGTTTCAAAGCCGCTTCATCTACAGCTCTTGGATTATCTTTGTTACCACTTTGACATCCAATGATATCATATAACAATATTGCTAATTGTTCAGGACTGTTAAAGTTTATTGGATTTTGTAACTTAGTATTATAATGTATCATTCTGAATTTAACTATACTATCTTCATACAATGCTATATTATCCTCTACCTCTTTAGTTACCTTTTCCATTTTCTCATTATATTCTTTATTTAGTTTATCAGCAAGTTCCATATCTATTGCTACTCCGGTTCTTTGCATTGATGCTGTTACCTGGATTAAAGGAACTTCGACTTCTCTAAATAATTTATACATTTCAGCATTCTCTGGTCTTTCAAAGAATTCTTTTTGATGTTCATAAAGTTTATAAGTCATCCAAGCATCTCTAGCGGCATAAATATATCCACTTTCAATTGGTACTTGGTCAAATCTTATACCTTCAAACAAATCATTAAAATGCGATAGAGTTTCTATCTTATCTTTATTTTCTAAATGACTACAATATTTACTATACTGGTCTTTTAAACTTCTCTTGTATTCATCATTAGTTATTAAATAACTTGCAACCAATGTATCCCAATATGGACAGTTCATTTTAGAATCTAAAAAGGTTTCAAGCATATTGATATCGAACTTACCATTGTGGTAAATGAATTTAATGTTTTCATTAACGCATTGTTTCATTTTATCCTTAACAAATTCTATATCAGCTTGATTATCAAGTCTCTTATTATAAATACTTGAAATATGGTTCAGAGGGATATAGGAAGCTTTTTCTCCCTCTGTATATAAACATATTCCAACTATTATATCTTCAAAAAAGTTTAATCCTGTAGTTTCTGTATCTATTGCTGCTATTCCATTGGCTCTTATATGCTCGAAATATTCTTCAATTTCTTCATTGCTGATTAGTATTCTATAATCATCTTTATATTCTCCAAGGTTTTCGCTGATTCTTTCTCTTATTGCATTTATTCTTGCTAATAGATTATTGCTCTTTGAAGTTTTCTTATTTTGAGACTTTTTTAATGCCTTCTCTTTTAACATCCTATCCATTTCTTTTGAAGTTCTTGAATAAGTATCAAAGAGAGCCATAACTAATACCCGCCGTTACCGTTATTTATAGTTCTACGATTAGTATTCATTGGTGCAGCTGGTTGTTGGTAACCATAATTAGGTTGTGGAGCATAACCTTGTGGTGCTCCATATTGTTGTGGAGCTGGTTGGCTATAATCTTCAACTCTAGCTGGTTGACCAAAGTTATTATAGTTATTACCTCTTGGTTGGATACCTGGGTTTTGTACTGGAGCCTCTTGGTTATTACCTGGAAGCACTCCTGTTCTTGTAAAGTTATCCATTTCATCGAATGTTAACTCTTTGATTATTCCTTGTTCAACTACATCAATAGGTTCTCCTAGTTGTTCTAAAGTAGTTCCATCAACTGGTAATGGAATAACTGAATAAGTTGTTCTAGGGTCTCCCTTTGCTCCATTTCTTTTAATCTTAAATGGAATTGAACATAATGGAGTATCTTTATACTCTATAAATAGTGGTTGTAATGTCTTTTCAAAGAATGAACCACCTCTTTGCCATACCTGTGCCTCATTTGCATCTTGGTTAAACACATTTAGATAAACACTCTTTCTAATTGGGTTTCCTGATGCACATAAAGGACATACAGATAATGGTGCTGAATTATCAGGTCTTAAACAACTGATAACCTTTCTGTTTCCTTCACTATCTTGTACTTCGTGAATAGTATCTACAATAATTTCTTCTAATGAATTATACATGAATCTAACTACTGCAGAATCACCATCATTACTTAAAGATAGAAAGTTAGTTCTTCCACCACCTGATGGAAATTGCGCTGCTTGGGCTGGATTTAATCTTGCCATAATTTTTCCTCCTTCATTTTGCTTCCTATATTTATTATACGAGGAATAAAAAAAAAGAAGGATTATAAAGTAAATCCTTCTGAATAATTATTCGATAGTTTAAATTGTAAATTACTTAATAGTTCTTTATATTGTTTTAAAGTAATATTTAAGTGTTTACTAATCTCATTAGATTTATAACCGGCATCTATAAGTTTAACTAATGCTGATTCCAATCTGTTTAAATCATTCTCACTTATGAAATCATCTACTGTGAAATAATCTATTTCTCTTGATGGTTCATAGTTAATCTCCTCTTTTAATTGGTCTAATGAATATGCTGATTCATTAAACTCATATTTCTTGGTTCTTTGCTTTTCTATGTAAGATATATATTCACATCTTAAAGCATTACCATAATAAGTTAATACCTTACCTTTACCACTGTTTAGTTTTGGAAGGCATCTAAATAATACCTCCATTGCAATACTCATTTTATCTTCATATGGTATTGTAACATATTTGCTGCCAATACTTACACTGAATGCCTTAACCCCATACCATAATTGATTAAAATATAATTCATTCTTTGTTGAGTTATACAATTCTGCTAACTCCTCTAAATTAAAACCTTGTACCCCTGATATTTCATTTTCACTTTTCATCTTCATAATTTCTTTTACCTTTCACCTTTCAATAATTATGGATTGAAATATCATTAAACTTTTGTAAAAGTAATAAACCTAATTTAATTAGTTCACCACCCTTCCTGGAATAAAACAATCACATCAGAATATCTTATCCTATCCATGATATAAATATATGATATTGAAATTAAAAAATCAATAGTTTTTTCCATAATTTTTTAATTTCTTTTTTCGCCCTATTCATAATCCCTTAATTTACAAGGAACTTGTCGGAATTCCTCGAATGTCAAATCATTGACATCTTTTCCTTCGGGCATCATATACTCGTAAACAATTTTACCTTTTGAAATATTTTTACATAATTTTCTTGCACCATTTCTTCCAGCATTATCTCCATCAAGACATAAGTATATTGTTCTAAATGGTAATTGATTTATCAATTCATATTGATAATTACTTCCTGTTCCCATTAAAGCAATAGCATTATATCCCCATTTCGCTAGTGTTAATGCATTAAAGAATGATTCGCAGATAAATATATCGGGTTTCTTATAATCTAACTCATATACACCGTATAACGGTTTATTTCTAGATGATGGTAAGATAAACATTTTACCAACTACAGAACGCTTGGCTATAAATAGGGTTCTTCCATTTATATCTCTTATCGGAAATGTTATACTATTAGTTACTCTATCATAACCAATATCATATTTCTCAATTATCTCATTTGTTAAACCTCTTTTGTACATATATGGGTGGTAGTATCTATATTGTTGTAATAATGCCTCTTCAACAAATTGTTTAAAAGCTTCTTGACTTCTTCCACTTTGTCTACCTCCAATATAGACATTCAATTTCCTGGTATAGGTTACATCAAAGTTTTGTAATATCCAGTTAACCCCTTCAGTACCATCATCTTGTACTCCTAGTATTCTTGATATGAAAGTTTCTAAAGTACCTTTATACCCACAGGTAAAACAATGGACCCATATCTTACCATCTACTGGTTCATTATTTACACCACAAGATGGTTTTCTTTCCTCTCCGTGTTTATGGAAAGGACAGGTTACCATTGTATTTGTATATACATCTCTTATATCTCTAAAGATTTCATTTCCATCACGATTTTTAATATAATTTCTTAACTCGGTTAGAATATCAATTGTAGTGGCATTTATTTGCCTGTTATTTATAGTTAACATTAGAATGGTGACTCCTCTTCATTATTTCTTCTACTTAAACTTTCATCTTCTTTAGATGCAGTCTTTTCATTTCCATATCTAGAGAACCTGAATTCACCTTTATCAATATCCCATAAGTAAACAAATTGTCCTCCAACTGGTCCATATCTGTTTTTGACTACTTCTAATTTTAATTCCTGTCCTACTCTTGACATACTTATTACCTTACTACTGTTTTGAGATATTGCATCTGATTCACTCATATGTTCAAGTTCGGGTGTATCTGTTTTAGCTGCTGCTCTATTTGCTTGAGATAATGCTAATACAGGTATATGATATTTCATTGATAAGTTAAATAAATCTTGAGAGATATTTCCTAACTTAATTCTTAATTGTTCTTTATAGTTAGTTCTATAATCTTGCATCAAACTGAATTGGTCTATACCTACTATATCAAGATTGTATTTTTTAATCATAAAGTCTATATCATTTACTGTCGCTTGATGTCCTAGGTCTTTTGGAGTTATTACTACAAAACAATTTTCTGCTTTCTGTAATTCTTCTATATACTTTTCATATTTCTCTTTTTCTTCTTTACTTCCTCGCATCAATGCTAGGTTACTAAAATGTTGATACAATGCATCAAATCTATAACCTACCTGTTCAGAAGACATCTCACCACTATAAAGCCCTACCCTCTTACCTTCTTTCCAGGCATTCATCAGTAAGTCAATTAGTATCCAAGATTTACCTTGATTGGTTCTTGCCATTATGGTAACCAATTCTTCTCCCAGCTGCCATCCTCCAATAGCATCATCAATTTCTTTTAGACCTATCGGAATTGTATTTGCTGTATCACTATCAATCTTTTTATTGAAAGTATCTAATCTATCTTTAGCATTCTTGATAATATCGTTTGAGGTAATTGGTCTGATATCTTCAAGTTCTGCTATTTTATTTTTCAATTTCTGATATGCTGATAAAGAATCTTCTTCTACATCTTTTACTATTCCATTAAGAGTTTGTGCTAATTGATTAAACATATAACTTTCTCTTAACCCTAGAATTAAATAGTTCCAATCTTCTTTATCACTTACAAATTCAAATTCATTAAACTTTCCCAAGAAAGTTTCTTTCGTTGGTAACTTTCTGTATTCATTGTAATGGTTATATATAAACTTTGCTTCTTTGTTATAGGTAATAAAGTAATCACTACTAATATTTTCATTAAGTAATAATTCAATATCTCCTCCGTTTAATAACTTACTAATTATCTGTGCTTCTATCATTACTTATCACCTCGGATTCCATATATTGAAATTACTGTACTATTATCTTCCACATAATACTTTAAATCATTTCCAATAGCATTTATCAAATTACCGGCAGTATTTCTACCAATAAATATGTTACTTAAATTATTTGCTAATCTACTTTTAATTATCATCTTTAGATAATTCCTTTCATATTCTGATAGTCTTACTTCATCGATTCCATCTAAAACTAATAAATCACATTCTCGCATTACCTTTTCAGTTTCTTTGAATTCTTTATCTTTACTATCAAAACTTAATTTTAATTCTCTTAAATATTCATTCAGGTCTAAATATAATGCCCTATCCTTTGAACCTGGTTTACCTATTAGATGATGAATATAAGTTTGTAGTATCTTTATACCCCAGCTTGTCTTACCGTTTTGTCTTTGGTTTGATTTTATGTAAAGGTTAAAACCTTGTTGAACCATTGCTGCTATATTCTTTTTGATTTCATTTAAGATTTCAAAACTCTCCACATCTTCTTTACAACTTGGGTATAATACTATTGGTTGTACATACTTATGAGGTATATTTGCATTATGCATCATCAAATCTATCTCATTAAAATCTACACACATTTTATAACATTCGCCATCAGAGGTTCTTTGCTTACATGTTTTTCTGTAAGGACAATCATTTCCATTTTTATAACAATACATGAAATCTACCTCCTCAATTTTTATTATACGAATTACTCATTACCTCATAAGTATCTGGAAATAGCATTTTATATTTTACTTTTAAAAGTTCTATTGTATTCTTTACAATATGCTTAACTTCTTTCATTGTTATGTTATGGGCGCTGGCAACTGTTCTTACTCCACGCTCTTCAATTATTCTTTCTATAAAGATTTCATACTCTTCTAAAGTAATATCTTCTTTGTTAAGTAATTCCTTTAAACAGAATTCTATATCGCTTTCTTCTTCCATACTATTTTCTAGATGCAAAACATCTTCTAATCTTATTGGTCTTTCGCCATCATTGTAAATAACTTTTTCAAAACTATCTATCTCTACTTTTCTTACCCTTCCTGTAGTTCCTATAACAGGAGGTTTTACTATTAAATCTCTTTGTATGTATTCTTTCAAGAACCACTTAATATTCTTAACGGCATAGGTAGAAAACTTTTTACCACTTTCTGGTTTGAAATTATCTACGCATCTGATTAACTGTAAACATCCTTGTTGGAAATAATCATCGTATTTACTTTTATCATACTCTAAAAGATTAAGAGCATATCCAACTAGTGGCATGTTTTCAACTATCATTACCTCTCTTTCTTCCTTTGTCATTCCCTTTAATATCCTTTCTTGATAAATGATGGAACAAAGTTTTCTTTGTTAGCACTTGGTGGCTCATTCTTGAAATCCATATATGGAGTTGTTCCATTTCCTTTCAAGGCAAACTCTATTTTCTCTAATACTTGGTTTACCATTACTTTTCTTCCTTTGGTTCCTGGAATACTTATACTAGTGCTATTATACAAATAATCTAAAACTTCATGCCATTCTTCTAAAGTCCAAACCGCCCTCTGTCTATTTACTTGAATTACATAATTGGTTAAAGCATCACTAATATCTTTGTATGCTATATAATACTCTTTTATTGCATCAATGTATGGTGCTAGGTTAACCCCTTGTTTTCTTTTCTTTGGTTTCTCCTCGACCGGCGCTGCGGGCTCCAAGAAATCTTTTTCGAATACGTTTTCCTCTAAAACAACTTCATTACCCATATTAGTATTATTATTTATTTCATTCTTCCCATCTTGTGCCTCCGTGGCACTATTAGTTAATATATCTTTAGATATATTACTAATAGATGGATTATTTATTATATTATTATCTAATAGGTGGTTATTTATAACCCCACCCCTCGTGTTATTTATAACCCCACCCCCGTTATTTATAACTACAAATAACTTTCTAAATGATATTTGTTTGGTGGTAATTATTTCCCCATTCTTCTCCTTCTTTTTCTTATAAACTAATTCTCTTTTGAGATAACCAAGATTGACTAATTTAGTTATTGAATCTTTTACTCTACCTTCACTCTTGTTTAGCATCTTTGCTATATAAGCATTACTAGCCCAGCAGTATCCTTCTTTTCTACATAGACCAGTTATAGCAGAATATAGAATTCTTTCAAAGTCAGTTAGTCTTTCATCAGTTAAAATATCATACGTCAACATCAAAAACTGTGAACTGGAATACTCTTGTTCCTTTTCTTCCGGCTCTATTACATAACCATTCTCATCAAATTCCATACTTTGTTACCTCCTCAATTATAATTATACGAGATATAAAAAAAATAGGCATTGCTGCCTATTTTACGGAAATTACTTGGGATTCAGTTACTGTGTTAAAAGGTATTACATAATCTAAAGGAATAATCTTATCTTGAACTGCTTGAGTTAAAGCTTCATTATCAATAACTTCTTTAGTTCTAATGATAGTATTCTTAATTGCATCCTCAAATGATTTATCATTCTTAAATTGTTCAATGAAAGCATCTTCATTAAATACTTCTTTAGTTCTTACTGAAATCTTCATAGTAGCCTTGTTACCTTTAATTTCTGTTCTACCATCTTTTAAGATTCTTTCCTTTAATGCTTTTTCTTGTTCATCAAAATTCTTCTTTGCATCGCGAACTTCTTTTAACTTATCAACAACTTCTTCCATTGTTAGGTTATCAAACATAATTTCTCCTCCTCATAATAATTATACGAGATATCGTAAAACAAGAAAAAATCAACGCCGTATAAACGTTGATAGGAAGGTTTTTCAACCTCGGTCAATATATTTGGATGGACTATTTTTCAGTCTTTTTCTCTCTTTTGTATTTCTCTCTAAATGCCTTACCGTAACGATGGTTATAATTATATTCCGACATCTCTCCATATTTTTTATTCTTAAATAATTCAATTATTTCTTTAGCACTTTCATCACTATAAACATATTTAGAACTTTGATATGGTTCAGGTTGAGGAACTGGCATATTATATTCGATACGATATTTAATAAATGCTAAAATAGCATCTTTTTGTACTCCACATTCTTTTGCAATATCTTCTAACTTATACATATTTAATTCCTCCTCTATTATATTCTATGTGTTATTCATCATAACTTTCTTCTTTGAAGATACATCTAATAAACTTCTTAAATTCTTTTGAATCTTTTCCATCTACTAAAATATCTCCAAAACTTGCCTTCTCAATAATCATTTTATTAAGAAGTTCATCATAACTATCTTTCATTAGTAAACTAATTACTGTTACAGTATGTTTAGTTCCAATTCTATGTGCCCTATCTTCAGCCTGTTCCATAGTTGCTTTGTTCCAAGGTAAATCTAAAAAGACTACTATTGATGCTTCATTTAAAGTATGTCCTGTACCAGCTGCCATTGTTTGTCCGAATAATACTTGGAAACCTGGTGTGTTTTGGAATGTATCTTTTTGCTCTTGTAATTCTATTTGATTCATTTGACCCCATATATGCAAAGGTTTCATATCTTCAAATTCTTTTAAAGCCATTTCTATTAACTCTCTGAACATACTAAATACAATTACTTTCTCACCAGTTAATTGTGCTTCCTCTAATATATCTCTTAACTTTTCAAACTTGGTACTCTTTACTACTTGGGTACTAACTAACCCAGTATGACAAAGTACTTGTCTCATTCTAGTTAACTTTGGTAATATCAATGTTGGATTTGAAATCTTATCGCATTCTTTTTTAGTTGCATTAACAATTTCATTATACAATCTTCTTTCATCGTTTGACATTTCAAGGTATATATCTTGATGTATCTTTTCTGGAAGGTCTAGTAAATCTTTAGTTCTTCTTAACATATTGTTATTCATTAACTCTTGTAACTCTCCCATATTTTGATAACCAATAGGCGTTCCCCATATATCTTGTACTGTATAACGATTCATAAATTGATAATAGTTCATAGTTAATGCTTGAATGAAACTTAATGGCATATACAAATCCATTGGCTTGTTAACTAATAAAGTACCACTTAAACCAATCTTTTGACATCCTTTAATCTTTAGTAATCCTCTACCCTGCATAGATGTTGGATTCTTGGCTTTATGAATTTCATCTACAATAACTAATCCTAGTTCTCCATCTTTTATAAACTCATTGATAATATCTACTATCTCTGATTTATAGAATCTACCTTCCTTGTGGCAGCGTAATGTTTCTATATTAGTTATCCAGAAAAATTCTTCCGGTTTACTTTTTAAGTCTTCTATTCTTTCATTCATAGTTGGTTCTTTTCCTGGTTTAGTAAAACCTATTACCTTACCAGTTTCATCGCTATGTTTCTTTATCTCATCTATCCAATTATATTTCAAGTTATTAACTCCACAAATAATAAGACAATGTTTTAGACCATTATGTTCTTTCTTCCATACTGCCAAGTCTATCATTTGTTTTGTCTTACCTAAACCTTGTTGGTCTCCTAATAACCAATTGTTATGCTCAATACCATATTTAACACCTTCCAACTGATGTGGAAAAGAAGGAGTTTTGAATTTAAGTTCTTTTATATCCACAACAGCTGGTGGTGCAAATATTGGTGCTTCATTTAGTTCTTTTATATCAGGTTCAAATTGTTTTACCATAGGAACTAAATTAAGAGGTATCTCCCATTCCTTTCTCGAAGGGTTCCAGAACCTACAAGGTAGTTTCTTTATTTCTTCAACATACATTGGATTATAAGTAAATGATAAGTAGGCACTAAAATCATTAACATTCTGTTTATCAGGTTCGCCATATCTTATATAAATCATTTATATCAATCCTTTCCCGTAATTATATTATACGTGGTATCCTAGGTCCTCCTTGTAATCCTTTGAATGTTTTTGTTTCTTCTCCCAATCCTTACCACGAAGATTAGGATTCTCTTTTTGTAATTTAGTATTCAATCTAATTACAGATGCCATTGATGGTATCTTCTTTTGTAATGGGTCATTCATATAATCTTTGAAATGTTCCTTCACTGTAGTATTTTCTATATACTCTTTTCCTCGTATTGTCATAACACAAGCAAGGTATAAAAGATTAACATCATCTCTTAACGCTCTATAATTAGTTAATAAATCAAATACTAAATCTTTGTATCTTCCAGCATCACTCATTGCCATTCCTTCCTTTCATAAAATAGTTGCCATCTTCATAATCAGGTAATATACTTC